AGGGTCTTGGATATCACGAGCGTCCTTATGAAGGCTGATCTCATCCCACTTCCAGTTGTCCGAAATCATCTTATCTCGAAGTGCAGCAATCTGTGGGTATGTTACATGAACATTATCCATAATTCCTAGCTTGCTACCTAAAAAAAGTGGATACCCTGTTGGGTTGTTATTATTGTTGTTACTTAAATCAAATAGGGGTTTCATACATCTCCTAATGGGGCATTAGCCCCTATCTTGTTTATAACTTACAGGAAGCACAGTCTTCTTCTGTGTCTTCTACTGCATCTTTGTTTTCTGTCTGTGAGTGCATGTAATAGTGTGTCTTCATACCAATCTTTTGACTAAACAGGAAGTCCTTCATTAACTTACCTAGTGGTGCTTTCCCTCCTTCCATGGAGCTGATTGGTAGGTAGGTATCTGCACTAATACTTTGGTCTGTGAACTTTTGTATGATGCCATATATCTTATATAAGTCCTGAGTTTCAATATCCCAAGCTAACTCATACTGATCTTTCAGTGTGTCAAACTCTGGTGCAAAGAATGGCACTAACCCTTCAGGACGACTTTTCATCACACGACCAACACGTATTGGGTAGGGGCCGTTAGTGGAATAACCGAATACAGATGAACTTTCACAAGGCATCAACGAAGAGTGGGTGGCAAACCTCACACCATGTATAAGTACCTTCTCTTTAATAGAAGGCCAGTTGCAAAGTAGTGGCTGGCTGTGGTAGTTATCTATCTCACGCTTGTAGGTATCAATAACAAGAGTTGCATCTTTAAACTTAGTCTTCCCAATCCAATGGAAGCTTCCCCGTTCTTTTGCCAATGACACAGATGCCTCATATAAAGAGTATTGATGTTTCTCCATCACCTTATGTACCAAGTTTCTTCCAGATTCTGAACTATAAGAAACTCCATTCTTAGCCATCAGATATGCTAGGTTTGTAATACCAACACCTATGCTCCTGTAGCTATGTCCTATATCCCGCAACACTTCAAATGGGTAGTCCGTCATTGTCAGTATATTATCAAGAGCACGACAGGCGTAGTAATTTACATGACCTAAGTCTTCATAAGAAGATCTTGCAACATCAGTTGCTAATAAGAAACACAGTCCCACCAACCCATCACCGTCTTGGACAGGCTTATGGAGGGATAGATGGTCTTTAAATGGCCTAGTCGGGAGGCAAACTTCGTGGCAAAGGTTTGAAACCCTTACAGTTTCTTCAAAACCACTATGATCATTTACGTTATCCACATTGAATGTGTAAATCCTCCCAGTTTCTGCCCGTTGGATTAGTAATGTTTTCATTACCTCACGAGCCTTCACAACACTACCATTGAATTTTAACCCACCAGAGGTATACTTCCCTAGGTATTTGCTGAAAACCTCTGAGAACGTCTCCCGTTTGTTATAAAAGGCATCATAAAGGTCAGGTGCATCTCTTATGGAGATTAATAACCAATCTTCATTCTTTGCAACCCTACGCAAGAACTCATTATTAAGAACAACCCCATAATCCAAGAGTTCAATCCTTTTTGATGTTGGTGTAACTGGGTTTTTCAACCGAAGCAAATCATCAATCTCTGGATCTAATATGTTAAAAGAGACTGTACCTGCACCACCTCTACTTCCTTGGCTCGTAGCTTTAATTGTTTCAACAAGCATCTTGTAATATGGAAGCTTGCCTGCATGGAGACACTTACCCTTACCGACCTCATCACCTGCTGATCTGATGGCGTATTCCATTCCAACACCAGCCCGATTAGCTGTCATTGTATAGCATAGTGATGTCCCTGCTGAGATAGATTCCAGTGTGTCACCTGCTGATGCAAGGAAACAAGAAGCAAATTCATTTGATCCTGTTCGTGCTGCTGCCATGATAGGTGTAGCAATGTTGATCTTGCGGTCTTTAATTAAGTGGTAGAAATTCATTGCATGGTCTAATGTGTCATGCTTGAACAGTGCCAAGGAAATACCCATCAACATTAGCTGAGGTGTCTCTACAATAACAGGTTTTCCATCAACAAACCGCTTCAGTGCGTATTTGTCAATGAATTGGAGTAAGGATGTGTACTCATATCCCTTGTCAGCTCGGTGGTCAATATTACTACTTACTATATCAAGTTGGTCTTCAGTAAGCCCAAAGTCCTCCCAGTACCCATCTTTTACTAACCGTGAATATGACTCTCGGAAGGTATCTGGTGTAGATTTACCATATACATCTTTGTAAATCTTACCACGTAAAAGACGAGCTGCAACCTTTAAATGTTTCTCTGTTTTCTTATTGGTACAGGCATTAATCATTGCTTGGTGGATATCATCTGTTGTACATCCATCATATAATTGTGCAACCGTTGCCATTGCAATTTCTGACCAACGAACTGAATGTGCTGTTGCATACTCAGCCCACTTGTTCAGTTTCTCTGGGTCAAACTGTTCCTGTGTACCATCTCGCTTAATTACATTGCGAATCATTAAATTGGTTACTCCTTAAAGTAGGAAGCCACCACCAACCACGGGGAGAAATCCACAGTCAGTGGTGGTCTTACACCTCATAAATTATTATTGTTATATTCAAGCTTTCCACTTACCGTTTTTCAAGGTAATGATTGCCCTCTTGCTATTTTGGTAGGTGACAATGTGGGAGTTTTGCCAAGATCCTCCTCCCTGATTATATCCCATATCTAACTTACCAGAGACACCTGCATAATAAACACCATCACGAATAGCTGCACCATGTACATGTCCTAAGTTGTGCTTAATACCCAATTTAAGGTATGTCTGCATAGATCCACGACTTCCGTTGTTGCCATTGTGTCCATGTGAGCCACATTCTATACCTGTGCCAATACGGAAACTCTCATCTGTACCTAGAAACCTTACACCTTCCAACCCATCACAATAGTTTTTACATGCGTACTCAAATGCTGCAAGTGAACCACCTGCCTCTATTGCTTTGTATGATGCAAGCTGCATTTCTAAGAAGAATACAGCATTAACTGGATCATATCGGTAGTCTTGCTCTTTTAGCCACTTAGACAATGCAAGATCATGGTTAGATTCAACTATGACTGTCTGGCTAAAATCACGTACAGTTTCCTTGATTACACTTGCTGTCAAGATAACTTCATCTTTTACAGACTCAGTTTGATTATTAAACATCTTGAACATGAAATGTGGATCACGGATATTGTGGTGATTACGGGCTTGCTGATCTAGTACATCATGGATAAATTGGTACTTAGGCTTAAGTGTATCTAAGATTGAATCTGAAGCTCTCCAGCTTGTCTCAGCGATGACATCATCAAGTTTAGCTGCATGGATGTCACCATAGTTTATGGCCTCAATACGGTGGTCACAGGAGACACCAGAGGGTGTGTACCTTTCGCCTAGGTCATAGAACTCACCAGTATCACTTTCTGCTATCAATTGACGAACAAACCAATCACCGTCTTCATCAATCTCAACAGCCAATGCACCAAAGATATGATGCCACTCAGCTATCTGCCCAGCCTTCATCTGAACATAGTTCATTTGAGTAACTGCACCAGTAGTGTACATCAGCTTAGGGTCATCAAACTTAGGTGTAGGTACACTTTCAAGTTGAACCTTAGCATGTGGTATAATTGCACTATTATCTGCTGTGTAGTTATAGAGACCAGAAAGAGGGGTTTTCGCTGTTGGGAGTATGTTAAGCTCACCGCACCATACGAGTTTACTTGCAATCTTCATTGGATCATCACAGATATACTCTCGTATCTTAGGGTCATACCAAATTTCCTTATCTGCACCATTTTGGAATCCAGACTTGTTATAATGGAATGTACCTACAACTAATTGTGAATTGTTGTGAAGACAGTACTGCTCAAGGGACTTGAGGAACTTATCATGGATATAGGTGTTGTTCTGTGCTGATGTAAATACAAATCGAGTACCGTTGAACTTACCTCTCTTACTCTCTGGTGGGGCAACAACCCCACCCGCTACAGGTAGCTTATCATACTCTTCCCAAAACTGTTTATAGGTCTTACGGGAGAGGAAATCATTAATAGTCGATTTACCTCTCCCATACATTTTAGCAATGCGTCTGCTACCTGCATGATCTTGTAGCTTTAGTCGGATAATCTCAACTAATTCATCATGTGTAAATTCATTACTCAAGATTAGTCTCCTATGTTGGTCTATCTGTCTTATATCCAAATGTGTTTTCTAATACAAATAACCCGATGAAGTATGCATCACCAATGTCATGATACCCAGTTTCACGAGTCCTTGCCAATGCCAATCCATCACGAGTATAACCATCAAGCAACCAACCATAGGGTGTGTTTTGTAATGCCTTGACAATTTCAGGTTTCTCATTCATTGGGTTCAACTTACGCTTACCAGATCTCAATGTGGTGATGATACCATTTTCTTTATGATACTTTTCATCACCTATCATGAAATCCCTAGCTACAGCCTTGGCTTGAGTAGGTGTTACTGTGTGCAGATTATTATAGTTATAACCTAGCTCACGATGGAGTGAAACCATCATACCGAAATACAGTGCTGCTAGGTTACGCTCATACTGCCCAGTACTTCCAAATGCCAAACCTTCCATGACAATATCATTAGGGTTCCATTCAGCAAGCTTAGTTAGCACCTCACCATAGAGATAATCAAGTTGCAAGATGGGGTTTTCAAAATACTTACCGTATTGCTTACCCTTGTTCTTCTTAGCAGTTGGATCACCTGTATGGTAAACAACACGTTCAATTGGAACACCATCTTTGAATAGTACCATTGCATAATTGGAGAATGACTGATCAATACCCACCAAGAGGTGCTCATTCCGATCACCCCTCTCACGCATTAGTTGCCTACGCTCAGAACTGGAAATCATAATACCCACTCAGTCGAGATACGCATAAGATTCTCCTCATCAAATTCAGAGGTTACTTGTGCTGCCCACTTTTCCATTTCAGGTGTTAATTTCCACAAGTGATTATTTGTACATCCATCAGGATAAACATCAAGCATGTATATCAACCGAGCAACCTCAACCATGTAATCAACAGGTGATAGGTAAGACAATGTTGCTGTAGTTGGATCAGCTAGTTCTCTTGAGACTGTACCATCTTCCTTCTCTTTGAATAGTGACCAGTGGTAGTAATACTTGCCACCATATGCAACAGTCTTCTCCATCGCATCCTTGATCTTCTTCTTGACCTTGGCACGATTAGAGGGGTTGTCATTACCGTGAGCGCCAGAAGCGATTGCAATCTCCACTCTTGATAGAATATCTGAATCAAGCGTCTTTAAATGCTCTCTGTGGAACCCTTGATAAATCTCACGCAACGTTGCCTTGAATAACTGTTCTTCGTTCTCACAGTCTTTCAGGACTTCGTATGTACGTGTATCACCACAGAAGTATACAGATGAAATGTTGTCGCAATTGTCACCAAGAAGTAACTGAGCATAGAAACCTTTAAGTCCATTGAACCGTAACTTCTTTGAATCAGATTTAACTTCAAGGAATAATGAACCAAGTGGGTATATGTTCTCAATACCTAGGTCTTGGTCTGGGTTAAGGAACTTACCTGCAACCATCTTAATGTCTTTATCAATGGTACACAGGATGGTTCCAGAAAGCTCCATAGCCTTCTTCTCCAGTTCAGCTACAGTTACCTTCTCTGGTGCATAAAACTCAACAGCATCTTCCATAGCCTGTTTCCAAGCATTACGATGTTCAATTGCTAATGCATCATCTGCTTCATATCCACTACACATAATAGCGCCAAGCTCTTCAACCATATAGTCTCGAGCCTTGCCTAACATTTGAGGTTTAGATTCAGATGAACGGTTACCTTTATATTTAAGGACTGTTGCGATATCTTCAGTGATACGGAAGTTTGTTGCACCATCAGTAAGGTAAACCTTAACAGCACCAGCACCAGTACGTTTGATAATCTTACGTATCTGAGCCTTGATGGTGTGGAACATGTTACGTGAATCATCCGAGGTAACAACCTTCTCATAGGTGATGTCTGGATTCTTATCTAACATAGCACCAAAGTCACGATAATCAGTGAACCCTAACGCGCTGTAAAGCTCTGTGAGGCCACCTTGGATAGTGTAGATAGTAGTGCCATTTAATTTGATATTGTGCTCTGCTGAGTCACATGCTGACGCTGAGGAGTATGCAATTGGATCACCATCTAATAATAGTGTTGGGCCACCTTCCGTGAATTGGAAAACACCACTTGTATCCTGCTCATACTCAATAGCAGCATCCTTTGTTCTAATAATCATTATTTAAGTTGCCCCTTATAGTAGGAAGAAGCCCCTCACAACTTGGAGTAGCAACCTAGGTTTATTACAATGACTTCAACTTAGCAATCAAGTCT